TTGAACGAGACATCCGGATTCCCGGCGGTGTCGGTCTTGTAGGTCGTCGGCACCTCGCCCACCAGCGCGGCATTGCCGGCGCTATTGATGCCGAGCACCGCCCCGCCGGCATCATGCAGCTGCTCGATCTCGGTATTGTTCCAGCCGCGCTGGGTCGCGACCAGCGGCAGATCGGGAAAGGCGGTATTGAAATACGGCTTGCTTGCGAGCGCCGGGCCGCCGAAGGAGTCGAGCGGGCCATTGGTCGTGATCACAAAATGCGCGATCGCCGCCCCATCGGTCAGCCGCAGCGCGCGGATCGCGGCGAATTGCGCGGCCTTGACCGGCTCGAGCTCGAAGACCGCCCCGCCCTTGTAGAGCGTCTCGCTTTCGGCCTTATCCGTCAGGAAGACCAGGCTTTGGCTATTGAGCGCATTGAGCACCGACAGATGATTCGCGAGCGAATCGTGATAGGCGGTGATGCCGACGCCGTCCAGCACCCGATTCGCGTCATTGAATCGCGCGTCCAGGAATCCGCGCAGCACGGTCGTCGCCTGGGAATAGGGCCAGACGATCGTCTGATAGCGGGCGCTGCCGACGACATCGAAGACCGTCGTCAATGTCGGATCGGTCGCGCCGCTTGCCATGCCGGTCACCGCCGTGGCGATGCCGGCGACCGCGCCGACGACCTCGATGCCGATCTGATTGCCGAGGGTGCCCTTATTGAGCGCTGTGAAGGTCACGGTGCCGGTGACATTCGCGGCCGAGACCGGGCAATCGCCATCGGCGGTGATCGCCGCCGCGATCGCATCGCCAATGGTCGTCGGCGTGCTCGCCGTCGTCACCGCGATGCTGTATTCATGATTGAGCTCGGAGCCGATCCGAACTTTAAGCTCGCCGGCGGCGGTCGGCGTGCCGCTCACCGCGATGCTGCCGGTCGCGGCGGTGCCGCCCCCGGCATCATCGAGCGGGATCGCATCCATGCGGGTCATCTGATTGAGCGCCTTCGCGGCCCGGATCATCCCGGCCAGCATCGAATGCGAGCCGAAGAGCGTATCCTCGGAATTGTCATTGCCGATATTTTCGACCAGCGCGCCGGCGACCGCGCTGCCGGCGGTGACCTTCTGGCCGACGAAGAGAATGCGCTGCGGGGTGTTTTCGACGGCTACCGTGGCCGGGACGATGCTCACCGCCACTTTTGGCTGGAGAATGATGCTGCTCATAATCGCGTCCCTCCGGAATGAATGGAATCAATCGGCTTCGCCGCGCCGGCCGCGCTTCGCCGGCGGCGGGCTGAGCCGCTCATCGAGCGGATCGCGGGGAGCGGGGCTTAGCAGCTCGCAGCAGCCATCGGTCCTGGCATCCTCGAGGCGCCGCCGCCAATAGAGATCGAGCGGCTTGCCGCCATCATCGAGCATGATCTCGATCTCCTGCCCGGCCCGATAGATGCCAAGCGGCTTTTTGATCCTGAGCTTGCCTATTTCCATGGCGCTATCCCCCGTCGAGATTGATGGTCGCCGTCTGAATGATCCCGGTCCCGAGATTATTCTCCATGATCAGGCCGATGTCACGGAATGCCACATCGTCATCGTAGCCGACGGTATCCGCGAAGCACATGTCCGCCAGCTGCTCGAATTTGTAGGCGTGGACATAATAGGCGCGATTGTAGGCCGCGAAGCCATGGCCGGTGAATTGCACCGGATTTTTCGCGCCGAGCGCGAGCAGCGAATCGAATTTTTTCATGAGGATCGCCTGGCAGATCGGCCGCAGCATTTCCTCGCAGAGATCGCGCGCCGAGCGCGCCGCATTCCCCTGGGCGGTGGGAATCACGACATAGATCGTAAACGGCTGGATGATCTGAATGCGGAAATGTTCGCCGCGCTGGATATTCGAGCTCGCATCGGTCTCGGTCTGGCGGCTCTTGCTGGCGACGACATCATTCAGCACGACGAATGCCCAGATCGCCCCGACCGGCTGCGCGGTATAGGCATCCGGGATCAGATCCTCGCTCAAGATCGCCGAAATGCGCGGCAGGCTCCGGCCGCTGATGCTTCCGCTCGCCGGCGAATAAAGCCCGGCCGGCACCGCGAAGGTGAAGCTGTCGGCCGTCGGCGCGGCGAGCACCGCCTTGAGGCCATTGTAGGCATTCAGATAATTCGCGCCGTTGAGCAGCAGCGGCGAGCCGGTTGCAATCGTGGCGCCCGCCGCCGGCATCGAAAAGGTCGCGGTATATCGGGACGGCACCGAAAGCAGGCCGAAGCTGCCGTTGAATTCCGCCTCGGCGGCGCCGGAGATCTCCACATGATCCTGGAATCCATAGGTGAGATCGTGAGCGCTCAGGAGCGTCAGCGATCCAATGGTGCCGGATCGGGTAAGGCTCGAGATCGCGATCGGGGTCTTGGCGCCTTGAATATTCACCTGCTTGCCGGCGCTCAATCCATGGGCGGTGGCGCTGGCGGTCGCGATTCCGGCCGATTGGCTCAAGCCAGAAATCGCGATATTGGTCGTGAATCGATCCGAGAATCGCGGCAGCGCGCCGGCGAGTTGCTGGACGATATCGGCGGCCCTCATGCGAATTCCCGCGCCAGGGCCTGATCGAAATGCGCCTCGGCATTGCGCTCGATATCGCCGATGGCATTGCGCAGCGATGGCCGCGGCTCCATGCGGCGGGTGCCGAATTCCAGAAATATCCCATAGCGCGGCACCGCCCCGGCCTCGGGCCCGGCGCCATAGCCGAATTCGAGCTCCTGGGCGCCGCGCACCTCCCAGCCGATCGAGCGGCGTAGCCGGCCCGAGAAATTCGCATGGGTCTCGCCCGGCGCCGAGGCGATATGCCGGCGGCGCCGGCCCCCGGGGCCGCGGATCAGATAGACGCGCCCGCCCTTCGGCCGGCGCAGGATCTCGCGATCGGCGCTGGCCTTGAGATCGCGGCCCAGCCGAAAGAATCCCTGGCGAATGGCGCGCTCGGAGAATTGCAGCGCCTGATCGAATTTGATCAGAAGCACACGGTAATTGGTGGGGTCGGCCTTGATCTCGATCATGGCGGCTCATACCGTGCTGGCGAGCTTATCGGTGCACAAAATCCGCAGGAATTCATGGCGCTCATCGAGATCCTCGACTTCGATGATATCGAGCCGCCGGCCCTGATAGCGGATCCAGGATTCGGAGGTGATGCCCGATTCATAGCGCATGAAGATTTCGTGGCTCACCTCCCGATCGCGCTGATTCACCCCATCGAAAATGGTCTTTCCCTTGGTCGTCTGAATCGCGGCGAAGCGATCGATCGGGCTTGAAAAGGATTCGGTGAAATCGACGCTGCCTGAGACCGGCGGCACGATCGCCCGATTCTCGATGGTGATACGCTTATTGAGATCCCCGGCGCAGACGATCCGCCGCCGGCCGCCGACCCGCACGCATTGCGTCATAGCCGCCAATCCCGCTCGATCCCGATCAGGGCCTCGACGCTATGTGCAAGCTCCGGCCCGACATCGCAGCCGACCGCCGAGGGATTCTGATACCAATGCGCGACCAGCATTAGCACGGCCTCGAGCAGGGTCTGCGGGAGCGCCGCGGCGGTCGTCCCATGGCCGGTGGTATAGACGATCACCACCGCCGAGGCGCTGCGGAGATTCACCGGCCATTGAAATCCATACTTCAGCAGGATGCGGGAACCGCGCAGATCGAGGGTGTAATCGGCGAATGTGGCGTCCGGCACATCGTTTTCGTCATAGGTCGTGAAGCTGGTCACCGCCTTTACCGGCGGGGCATAGAGCTGGACGAATTCCTCGGCCGGGAAATTATCGAGCGTCAATCGCCGCCCCTGATCGAGCAGCGATTTCCGCGAGATCATTTCCACATAGCGCACCGCCGCATTGATCAGCCGCTGCAGGAGCGCGTCCTGGGCGGTCGTTTCGATGCGAAGATTTTCCTTGGCGACGGAGAGCAGCGGGCTATTGTCCGGCTCGGTCGATCGCTCGAGCGCGACGATCCGGCCGGCGAGCTCGCGCTTTTTGAGCCGCGCGAGCGGCGAGCTCATTTGCGGCCCTTATTGTGCGGCGCCTGGCCCATATCCTTCATGCGGATTTTGCCTGGCTTGCGCGGCGCTTGATCCGCCGGCTCCTCGGCCGCCGGCTCCGCGCCCCGCTCGATCTCGGCATCGCCGCCGCGAATCAACGATTCAGCGATGTCGTCCTCGACCGTATGGCGATCGCCCGGCTTCGCGTGGATCGGTTTTCCATCGATGAGCAGCGGCACTGCCCGCGTAATCCTGACCCGTTTCATTTCGCTGCCTCCTCGAAAAAAGGCCCCGCCGGCGGGAGAGTGAGAAAATTCCGGCGGGGAAAATACCCCATCCACTTAGGGCTACGAATCAGGCAGGCGGATTCGCGGTCGGCGCGTGGCTCGGGCGGCCCAGGATCGGCACGATCGCGATCGGCGCCGAGCCGGTATTTGCCACCGGCGTCACGGTGCAGCGCACGTAGCGCTTCGGGCCGATATAGCCGACCTTTCGCGTCTTCTGATCCTCCGCGAAGGTGAAGCCGGCAAGCGCCTCGGTGCCAAGCAGATAGGCATCGGCCACCGCCGCGGCATCGGAGAGATTCGAGGCCGCGCCGTCTTCGACCAGCACGGTGAAGGTCGCATCGACGTCCGCGAGGGTGCCAGCGGCGATGACGAATTCCAGGGCGTCAAAGCCCTGGGTGTCGACGATGCCCGATACGACCGCGGTCGTGTCGGTCACGGTCACGACATCCGGCTTGGTGGGATTGATATTGTCATGCAGATCGCGCATGGATTTTCTCCTTTCAGTCAGGGATCTCGCAGAGCGAGACCGCTATGCACTCAGTTTGATCACCTTGATCGCGTCGAAATCCACGACCGCTCCGCCCGAGCGCTTGGTCGTATAGAATTCGACAAACGGCTTGGCGGTATACGGATCCGGCTGGATCCGGATGCCGAGCCGATCGACCCAGGTATAGCCCGCGCGGAAATCGCCGAAGGCGCCGCTCAGCGAGCCGGTGGTGGGCGTC